CCCGCAGCATGAGCGGTGCGACCGCCAGTAGCGCCGGGAACCTTGCCCGGATAGCCCGGACCAGAGAACACATTGCCACCAGTGGCACGAGCTTCACGCTCTCCGCCATGCTTTTTGCCAGTACGAGCAGAGGGTTTCACCATCTTCTTGATGAGGGCCTTGTCAGCCGCTTCATCGGGATGGCCTACCTTGCCGCCCTTCTTGTACGGGCTTCCAGACGCGCCAGCACCGAAGTTCAGGGCATTCTTGGACACGTTCGGGAGGTTCGCCAAGCCGGGAGCCGTGCCGCCAGCCGGGATGTTCATTGAAGAAGCGCCAGCGCCGGACATGGGAGTAGCCATCGGAGCCATCATAGCGCCGCCCATCATAGGCCCGCCCAGCATCTTCTTGGCACGGCCACCATGCTTGCGGCCAGCTTCCGCACGTTCGATCTGATCGGCATCCCATGCGTCAGACGGTTCGGGAGAGCGGCTTGGTGTATACTCAGGCGGGCGACGCGGAGGAAGCGGAGTGGGCTTCTGCGTAACCGTGCCAGCACCTGTCACAGAGTTATCGAGATTGCCGCCATTGTTCTTCTTGGCACGTCCACCAGTCTTCAACGCGCCAATGTGTTTGGTGCCAGCTCGCTCTTCGTTGGCATCCTTGACGTTGCGGTTGATCTTGGCATCGACCCATTTCTTGACTTCGCCGCCAGATTTACGCGGCATCCGGCCCATGTTCGGCTTGGCATGTTCGCCATGAACCTTGCCACCAGACTTGAACGCACGGCGAGAAACAGGACGCAGGCCCGTCTGGGCAGTCGTTTCGAGCTGCGGAGGAGGCGTCCAATCAGACGAATCAACCTTTTGGGTAGGATCACCACCGCTAAGGCTTTTGGCCTTCGCCTTCATAGCCGCTCGGGCCTGTTTTGCCATATCTGACATATCAACTCCTAGTACTAGGATTACGGGCGTCCCCGTTGGCGTTGCGCCTTTTGTGACAGTAGCATAAGAGCTTTGTCAACAATAGTGCCACCTTTTGCCTTTTTAGGCCATGTCAGGACAGGAACGCTCTTAATCCCAAGCTCCTTTGCTGCCATGGCATGATGCCTGCCATCTTGTCCGCCAGCAGGGTAGATTGCCATCGGATGGTCTATAGGCTTGCCCTTCTTGATCTTTTTCTTGAACTTCTTGATCTTGGCGCGGTCATCGCTGCCCATATCAAGAGGCTCGACCTTCTTCAAAAACTCGCCGGGAGCCATATGGGTCATCTTCCCGCCCGTCTTCTCGTAGTCGGCATTATCTTTCCACTCAGATTGCGGCTCAAGATGATAGGTACGGCCACCTGAAGCTCTAGCCAAAGGCATACCACCGTGAGCAAATTTGTAATTTTTTGGGTCGCCATATACCGGATTTTTGGCGTAAACTAATGGACCGATGTGTAGAGCTTCGTCAGCGGACACGACTGGCTGCATAGTTTTCCGGTCATAAAAATACGCATGACGCTCTGGGTCCATACCTACTTGAGCCCAATTAGGATCATTATGTATCTGCTTAGCTAAAGCATAAGCATCATTAGGTGTTGTAGGCTTCCAGTTACCTTGAACCGTAGCTATGGTTGACTTTGGCTTACCCGCCGCAATGTTCATTGCTCCAGTTGGTTGAACACCAAAAGTTGGGTTGCTCAAATGAGCTATGCTATCATATCCGATGACAGGACCGGCAGAATAGTCGGGTTTTGGCTCATGGACGGAAACGGTCCATGTGCTAGGATTTGCCTTGTTATATGAAGGAATATCCAAGCGAACAGCAGCAGGATCACCTTCTTGAAGAACCTGAGATGGGAGGCCTATTTTAGGTATTTTTCGGCTGTCAGTCTGCGCGAACGCTGCTGCCATTTCATCAGATGTGGCTGGGGCAACTGGAGCATTATAAGGTGTGACTGGTTTATATTGGTTAACAAGGTCCGCGTGTTCTTCCGCTGAACCCTCCCCCGATTTTATGCGTTGAGCAGATTCTTGAAGTTGAGAAATTCTATTATTTTGAACCGAACCAGATGTATTTGGCATTCCGCCCGGCTGGCCCGTCAAGGGCTGAAAAACATTTGATGAAAAATCGCGGTTAAGGCCTAATTGTTGATCTACAGTTGTGGCAACAGGTTTAGCGCCCCCCATTTCAAGCCACTCGCTTGGGTCTTCCATTGAGGGCATGTCAGGAATCCCGCCCCAAGCATACCCTCTGCGGCCAACAGATTTGGCAATGTGTAGGGCATTCGCTACGTTCTTTTTGGACATAGCTGCCTCTTACCGATGTTGGTTCTTGAGCATGTGGTGAATGATCTCAAGAGACTTATGGAGCATAGCTTCCTTGGAAGGCTTTTTGTCTACCTTGCCACCAGAGGCTCTGGGTTGAGCATCATCAGACGAGCCAGACGCATTTTGCTGATCCTGAAGCTGTTGAGCCAGCCGTGCGGCACGGAAGAAGTCCGCAGCATTTTCAGAGCTACCCCAATTTACACCGCCACCCGGCTTAGCAACTGTGTCTCCGGTAGATTGGTAATCTGGGCCGGAGAAGATGCGGCTGAACAAGCCACCAGATTGAGGCTGTGCAGGAGCAGGAGCCGAAGTGGAGGAGGAAATGGTGGCAGGAGCAGGAGCGCGCGCCGCAACCTGTCTGGCAGTGTTGACAGCAGTATATGCCCTATCCCCTCTAGAAGAGGCGGGAGGCACAAAATCCAGATTTGAAAAATCTGAAATGTCCGTTTGGGGAGCGGTTTGAACAGGCGTAGGAGGGAACATCCTATGAAAGTCATCATAGTTTGGTGTATACCCAGCCGGTAATTGGTTTGTGTTAACAATAGGCGCAGATCGTTGCTGCAAAATAGTAGGAATGCTTTCAGACGGTTCACCATACATTTGAGTGATGCGATCTTTCGTCAAAAGCTGATCGCCGCCAAAAAAATTGCCTTGAGGTTGCAGTTGCTTCTCTCTAGCGGAGAGAGCCAAGTTAGCCCTAAGACGCGCCTCTTCATCAATATCTTCTTGCGTCGTCGAACGGTTCAACGGATGCTGCAACGCAAGGGATCGAGTAAAATCTGCATCTGTATACTGGGGCGTGAAGAAGCTTGACCCGGATGGGTCTGCCATACCTGTTTCGCCAAACGACAAAGCGGGACTAGCGTTTCCCCGTGCGGCATCTAAAGCTTTATCCAACGCAGGAGAGATGTATGGGGACGACACAACTTCGCCATTGGGGCCAACTGTGAGCTTTTGATCAGGCCTAGCACCGGTTGATGGAGTGTATTTGTTGGCAGGAACTACCACAACCTTCCCATCCGCATTACGCGCCAGCATGTATCCCGGAGGTACATCGCCATACGCAGGCGTGTTATCTCTTGGGTATTGGCGCATTAGATCAGCGATGCCAGAGTTCATGCGATTTTGTGCAGTATCGGCCATCACACTTCTCCAGTCTGCGTTCCGTCAAGGGTGGGCTCATCCGCCTCAAGACGCTGCATCATGCCATTGCCAAGGACGTTCTCAGCAATGTGCAACCCCTGCGGATTTTGGATCAACTCTTCTGCCAACTTGACGGCAGCAAGGCGCTCACGGCTTTCACGGTCGCGCTTGCGGTTGATGGCATCAATCATGGCATCCTGACCGCGCTGCCTGATGTCCATTTGCTGGGTCTGGAGTTCAGCCATTTTGGTCGGGTCTTGCTGCGGAGCTTGACCTTGCTGATCAGCCTGAGCCTGCGCCATATCCAGTTGCAGCTTGGCATGATCCAACTGAATCTTTGCTTGATCCAATTGGCTTTTGGCCTGCATATCCTGAGCGCGAGTCTGACTATCCAACATGCGGGCATCCGCGATGGTCTTGTCATTCTGCATTTTGGCTTGTTGCTGAATGAGTTCTGGCGGCGGCTTGCCCTGCGCTGACGGAGGCACCATGAACTGTTGCGGGTTGGACCAGCCAAGCGCCTGAAGCGCCGCTGTATCGACCGCAATCGGATCGTAGAGGCTGGGATTTGTCGCCACAAGCTGCTTCAGAGCCAGAACCTTCATCAGACGCTGTGTCTGACTGGCAGTGTTCGGATCAGCCTGCGGAACGAAGTAATAGTTCTCCAAAGCCTCCGTGAAAGTCTTCTGATCCCAAGGGAAGGCAGGCTTCCGGCGCTTCATCCAGAAGCTTTCTGGGTTCTCACGGAAGCATTGGATCAGAAGCTCAAATTCCTCAGACTGAGCCGCATGAAGACGCTTATGGACTGAGTTCAGCACCTTTTGGGTCTGCTCAATCATCGCCAATGTGGTTCCGACTGGCGAGTCGGGCCTTCCTTCAGCCACCATAACCTCAGAAGTACCGCCTACGCGCATACCCGTCTCAGCCATCTGAGTGACAAGGTTCATCAACGCGCCAGAGGGTTCCTTATAAGGAAGTGGCATGATGGCTTGGGTGATCGGCATACCATTGGTCTTCACCAATGCGCCGCCACCGGGCGGAACACGGAAGATATTTGTGTTCTGACGAGCGCCAGTGTCCGCCATAAGGAAGCCGGGAAAGTTGTTGTACATGCCAGCGTCCAACAGCTCTCTCCAAGCTGCTGTAATGGCATTCGTCGTGTTCCCAAGGATGTGAAGTAGGCCGATGTCATAGAAGCCTAAGCCGGGAACGAAGGTGAACTTCACAAAGCGCCTCTTGGCGGTCGGAAGCTCCTCATCGTCCTCATCGTAGTTGCGAACAATTGACAAAATGGTGCGTGACGATTCGTCAATCGTGACAATGTAAGGGATTTCCAGACCAGAAGGCTTGCCTTTGTGCTTATGCTCGAAACCGGGAAGGTCCAGATCGCAATAGACCTCATAAATGAGCCTGTCGCGGTCTTCTGGATTGAAAGTATCGGCGCTGATGCCCTGCTGGGCGCTCTTTTCGCGCTGAAAACTGTCAGGATCGAGAGCTTTAGGGGTAGAAAGGTTGATGTCACGGTAAACGCCCAAGATTTGGAGGCGTTTGACAGTGTTTGGACTCATATAGCTGCGGTGGGTAATCCGTTTGGCATTTGACAGATCGGTGGCAGCGTTGTTGACGATCAAATCGTCAGCATCAACCGTCTCTGACACGGGACGATTTCGTAACGGACAATAGTAGACCTTCTTGAAGCTCGTGCCGCCGAACCCAAGCATGAGCAACATGCGGTCAGTATCAGGGTAATACTCGGTGGCGGTCGCTGTCAGATAGTGGTTTAGGTCATTTTCAAGGGCATTTGCCATCTCGTCATTAGGAAGAGTGGCGTTGTTGTTATCGTTCCTGACTTTGACAGGCCCATCAGTCGGCAAAAGCTCCGAGCGAGCATTGGCTTGGAAGCGAAGAACCGCCTCCAGCAACAATGGGTGTCGAACTTTTGACATTCCTTCAATGGGAGCACCATCAGACGCGCCAGAAAGACCGGGAATCTCGATTTTGAGGCCAAGAAGCTTGATCCCTTGGGCCCTATCGTCAATCCAGTCCTTGCGGCTCTCTATGTCGTCCCTGATTCCCCTCAGAAGCTCCTCAGAAACGACGGAAAGGTTGTTGTCGGAGATGTCTTCGACCAGATTTCGAAACCAATCGTCCTCATCGCGTTCTTTTGACTTGCTGTCACCGATTGGCTTGCCATCAAGGGAAATGGTGATCGACCCATCAGGGTGCTCGATCTCCAAGACGTTCCCGTGTTCGTCCATTTTGGTGTTATCGTCGCCCTCAACGATCTCAATGATCATATCCTCATCGGGCACAGGCTCGCCATCGGGAGCTACTTGCCTGATATTGGGCATCAAACCGGGAACCATCGGCATATTGCTTATCCTTCCGGCGTCGGCATCGCTTCCATCTCAGCGACGAAATTGCGAATGCCTTCCTGAGCGGCCATCGTATCTGACTTTGCCATGATTTCATAGGTTCGAACGTAGTCGTAGGGCGGCTGGCCCCAGACTTCGACCCTGAAATTGCCAATTCTGACCGGAGTTGAGGGCGTAATCACGTCCACAACTGCATTTGCTAGTACCTGAGCCATCTGTTCCCCTCTTCCGTGACAACCATATCCTAATTATGTCAAATTGGGTATAGGGCTGGCATAGATGAATTGCCATAAAAAGAACGCTCGGCCTCTGCATCGGCCTGCCATTCCTCAGTTCGGGTGATTGCGCCGCTGTCACGGAGGTGCCGCATCGCCATACTGACAGTATCGACCAAATCGTCATGCTTTCCTTTAGGGAACATGCCAACTTGGGTAATTACCATCTCCGCCCACTCTTTGATTGGCGCGTAGACCATACCTTCAGCGAAGAGATGCTGGACCGAATAGAGACGCGCCAGCTTATCCTGACTCTTTGGGTCGAACATGATCACTCCAAACTTCTCATGCCCGTACATTCGCCGGATTTCCTGAGCCACTGAGTGGCCTGCGGCCTTGTTTTCGATCAGGAGTTGGTCGATTTTCATGTCCCGGCACGTCTTGGCGACCTTCTGAACTAGCTCATGAAGCTCATATCGACCCTGCCAAGCTTGCATTAGCATCACTCTGGGCGCTACCTCCGTGTATCCTCTGGAGTATTCGACCAGTTGGTTGCCTCTCATGGCAACTTGATTAGGTGCCATCACGCTTCCGTCATTGGAAAAGACGCCCCAGACCGTCATCGCGGACGGATCATTCTCTGTTTTGGTCGTGTAGGCCGTGTCAAGCGTTGCTATGATCAAGTCCATGTTCGGATAAACAGGGCTTGTCCATGGCTGCCACCAGTCTCTCTTGATAATACCGCCGCCTTTAGGCTCGGGACGTTGCTGAAGCTGTCCAGCCGCAGCCCATGGCCCCAATTGCTTCTCAAGAATGCTGACTTCGCGCTCGCCCATACGCTCGGGCCACAGAAGATCGCCTTCACGCTTGTCTAGCTCAATGCCAGCCTCATAGCTGACAGGGTTCCGGTCGCCATTGGCGTCTACTTCGACAAGCGATTCACCGTCATCCGTAACGCCCCTTGGGTCTTCCCAGCCAATGGACGTGACAGAATGTCTCCGCCACTCATAACGCATCGGAAGGCATAGATGGGTCCATTCCCCCATGTCCTTACTCGTGATGTGGCCGGTGAGGTCTTCTTCTGAAAGCCTTTGCTGAATGACGACAAACGCGCCAGTCTTGGGGTCATTGAGGCGAGTCGAGAGCGCGCTGTCCCACCAGTCGATGGTTGACGCAATGGTGGCTTCGGAATGGGCTTCTTGCGCTGCATTGGGATCATCGACAACAATAATCGAGCCGCCTTCACCAGTAAGTGCGGAGCCCACTGAGGTCGAAAGGCGCGATCCATTTTTGTCATTGTCAAAACGTCCTTTGGTGTTCTGATCGCTAGTCAAAGAGAATCTGTCACCCCACAAAGAGCGATACCAAGGGCTTTCGATGAGGCGGCGGCACTTCACACTATCGCGGAGAGAGAGCTGCTGGGCGTAGGAAGCATGAAGAAACTGTACGCCCGGCCCTGATGTGGCAGTTTTCCAAGGCTGCGCCCATACCCAAGCCGGGAAGGCGACAGATGTGATCGAGCTTTTGCCCATGCGCGGAGGGATGTTAATGATCAAACGGCGAATGTCGCCATCCACAACGGCCTGAAGATGCTCCGCTACGGCCTCAATCGGCCAGCCGGGAGTGAAATCAGAGGCGTCGATGTACTTCCAAGAGTGCATCAGGAAGGTGTAAAGGCTGTCTTCGCAGTCTGCTCGATCCAGCTCAAGTAGTTGCTTTTCAATATCAATTTCACGTCCATCAAGGTTCAGCGTAGTCATTTAGGGTACTCCGGTATCTTCATCCAATGTGTAGGTTCCACCCTGTCAAAAGTGTCGAACCATCCTGCCGTTCCGTCATATTCTTTTTCCACCCAGTATACGACCGCCGTAAAGGCTTTGTACCATTCGAACTTGTGCGTTGGCACATAGACGAGAATGGCAGTTCCGTCCTTTGGCGCAGTTTCTATGGGAAGCCAGACCTTTTGTTTGGCGCGTTCGATCATGCTGGCAAGCAGGACCATCAGGGTGCGCTCGTCTTCTTCGGCCAGCTCAAGCGGTATCGTCGATCTAAGCATATTGACCCCCTATGCTGGAATAATATAGCATCCCCTAGACAATCGTGCTACCGTGCTACGACTGGAAAGGGGATGTTCCATGGAACCGTCTATATCTCTTGAGACCGCGAAGGCCATTGTCGCTGACAAGCCTGCGCCGCGTGTGACAGAAGATAGCATACGCGCCAAAATCGACTTTGTTGAGTACCGCCAATGGGATGTTGGCTCGGCCAAGCTCACGATTTGCCTTATCAGGATGAAGAACGGCTTCGTTTTCGTCGGCAAAGCGGCTCCGGCCAGCGTAGCGAACTACGATCAACAGGTGGGTGAGCGTTATGCCTACGATGATGCCTTCAAACAGATTTGGACGCATGAGGGCTATCTTCTTCGAGAAAGGCTTGCGGAGGTCTGACCTATGGAGAACCGCCGTATCTATGGTGTTTTGGACCCAGATGGCGTCTCCATCCATGTGATTTCCTTCAGTGCCAGCCACTGCAAGGATGAATTTGCCCGCATATGGGTTCGTCCGGGTGAGACCCTTGAGTCTGTATGGGAAGAAGCCAAGGCAAATGGCTTCAGGTGCATAGAAGTGTCCCTTGCCCGCAAGGGCAGCAACAAATACAAGGTCCACAAGGATGCTATTGACCCTTGGGACTTGCTCTATGATGCAGAAGACGGAGACGAAGCATGAAAATGGAATGGCGTCCTATAGAATACGCGCCAAGAGACGGGCGCAATCTCCTTCTCTGGATCAAAGACCGTATCCACATTGGCAATTTCAATGTTGGACGGCAGTTTTGGTGCCGTGAAGAGTTTCCTTATGTCAGCGCACCGGCTACAGATTGGCTGCCAATGCCTTTGGGGCCGGATGAGCTGACTGAGGATGAGGAATTGGACAACGCTTTCTATGAGGCGTTGGCAAAAGACGACTAATTGTTTCACGTGAAACACTGAGACGCCCAGTTGGTCTAACCGTGCCAGCATGTCAGTGGGTATTGGGGATGGCTCCATAGCGGTTCTAGTTTTCGGGGTTAGTTCAATTGGTAGAACAACGGACTTTGATTCCGTATGTTGGTGGTTCGAGCCCATCACCCCGAGCCAAAATCATCAAGTAGGGACTTGATTTCATCAAGTGAGTATGGGAAACTGGTTTTGTTGAGGAGCGTGAAGGCTACTTCAACACCAAAAACGGGACAGGGAGTTGAACATCCCCTGTCCCACCAACTTGTAAGCAGGACTTACATGTTACTCTGGTCGCGATCATCCCTCTACTCGTAACGCCTCTCTGGGGAGGTGGTAGAGCGGTTTATTGCGCCAGTCTTGAAAACTGGAGAACCGAAAGGTTCCAAGGGTTCGAATCCCTTCCTCCCCGCCAAGCGTTACGAATGACATCAGAAGGGGGCTTTGATGACTGACAACTATGCAGCACTATTGCGTCAAACCGCTAAACTCTATCGCGAAAGCCTAGCTGCACCCGACACAAACGATATGTGTACGTTGGCCTATCAGTGGCAGGACAAAAAGCACCGTCATGTTTGGGACTTGTGCAAAGAATTAGAAAAAGCTGCTGATTATAACGAAAAGATTAAAGCGCAGCTTGAGCTTGAGGTGGATGACCTGAAGATATGTCGGTCAGAGCGCCTTGAGCTTTACATCCGCATGGAGAAGCTGGAGCTGGCTCTCAAGCA